GTATTATATGAGGGAGTTAAAGTTTTAGGAACAAATACAATGCTTAAATGGGAGCTTGCTGAAAATATGACAAGACCCTTAGCTGATACTACGAAGGTAGAAATGAATTATGGTATATGTGCACCTAGAATGTATAAAGGTAAAATTGAATCTTTAGTAGGTAAGATAACTGGGTTTGCTGATATGATCCAATTAACGCATTTAAAAATGCAACAAGTATTAGCTAGGATGGTTCCAGATGGGGTTTTCTTAGATATGGATGGTTTAGCGGAAGTTGATCTTGGTAATGGTACAAATTATAATCCAGCTGAAGCATTAAATATGTATTTTCAGACTGGTAGTATAGTTGGTAGATCTTTAACCCAAGATGGGGAATTAAATAGAGGCAAAGTCCCTATTCAAGAACTTAAGTCTTCATCAGGAGGTCAAAAATTAGCAGCATTAGTACAAACTTATCAATACTATTTGCAGTTAATAAGAGATGTCACCGGACTTAATGAAGCTAGGGATGGTAGTATGCCAGATAAAGATGCCTTAGTAGGTTTACAAAAAATGGCAGCCAACGCATCTAATATTGCAACTAAGCATATTAACCAAGCTAGCCAATATATTGCTTTAAGAATTTGTGAAAATATTTCTAAAAAATTAGTAGATGTATTAAGTTTCCCTTTAACTCATAATGCATTAATAGAAAGTATATCTTTATTTAATGCACAGACATTAGCTGAAATATCTAATTTAAGTACACATGATTTTGGTATTTATTTAGAATTAGAGCCTGAAGAAGAAGCACAAGCATTATTAGAACAAAATATTCAAGTAGCTTTACAACAACAGGGTATTGATTTAGAAGACGCTATAGATATAAGGCAAATAAAAAATCTTAAATTAGCTAATCAATTATTAAAGCAAAAACGTAGGCAAAAAATTGAAAGAGATCAAGCCCAACAACAACAATTAATACAGGTCCAAGCAGAGGCTAATACTCGATCACAGCAAGAATTAGCAATGGCTGAGGTTCAAAAACAACAAGCTTTAACTGAACAAAAGGTAAGTATAGAGCAAGCGAAATCTCAATTTGAAATACAACGCATGCAAACAGAACTTGAGGTAAAACAACAATTATTAGCTCAGGAATTTGAATACAATAAACAATTAGCTCAAATTAAAGCTAATGTAGAATTGTCTAAAGAAAAAGATATAGAAGATAGAAAAGACAAAAGAGTAAGAATACAAGGAACTCAACAAAGTGAATTGATTACACAAAGACAAAATGCTGGTCTTCCACAAGATTTTGAGCAAGGTGGAGGGTTAGACATAAATTTAGGTGAATACCAAGAAGATATAAATCAAGGAATTCCATCTAATTAATTATTAATTTTATAATATTATATTATGCCAACAGAAGTAAAACAAGAGGGCGACTTTAAGTTAAAGTCGAAACCCCGAAAACCTAAAAATTTAGGTGAAGAAAAAGAACCTTACAAAGTAAATCTTAATGATCCTGATGCGCAGGGTAAAGTTGTACCAGATGAGGTTAAAATAAAAGTAAAAACAGAAGATTTAAATAAATTAGGAGATGCCGTTCCAAAGCGAAAAACAACAGGAGTATCTGAGGATACACGAACCGGAAATATACAAGAGGTGGATGAGCCTATACGGTCCAGCGAAGACGTGGAAGTTCAAGAATCCAAAGAGGATGTTAAATCTGAAGAAAACCCCATTCAAGAAATAATTGAAGAGGTTAAGGAAGAAAAGGTAGAAAAACCTGAAGAAAAAATAGTAGAACAACCCATACCGGAACCTGTTCCAGAAGTTGTTTTACCTGAAAATATAGAAAAATTAGTTTCTTTTATGAAAGAAACAGGGGGTAGCGTAGAAGACTATGTAGCATTAAATAAAGATTATTCTAAATTGAATGATACAAGTGTTTTATATGAATATTACTCCAACACAAAACCCCATCTTGATAAAGATGAAATTGCTTTTTTAATAGAAGATAATTTTAATTTTGATGAAGATGTGGATGAAGCAAGAACGATCAAAAAGAAAAAGCTTGCTTTTAAAGAAGAGGTTGCAAAAGCCAAAGGCTATTTAGAAAGTTCTAAAGCAAAATATTACGACGAAATCAAGTTGAGACCCGGCGTAACTCAAGAACAACAAAAAGCCCTAGACTTTTTTGACCGCTACAACGCGCAGCAAGAAATAGCTACTAAACAGCATGAGGATTTTAGATCTAATACTAAAAATCTTTTTTCTAATGAATTCAAAGGTTTTGATTTCAATGTAGGGGAAAAGAAATTTAGATATAAGATTAATGATCCTGGTAAGGTAAGTGATGCTCAAATCGATGTTAACAACTTTGTTTCTAAATTTTTAGATAAAGATGGTAATATGGTCGATGCAAATGGTTATCACAAGGCTATGTATGCTGCAATGAATACTGATAAAATTGCTCATCATTTTTATGAACAAGGGAAGGCCGATGGCATTAAAAATGTTATTGAAACTTCCAAAAACCCATCAACTGACGAACCGAGGCAAGTTGCCGATGGAAACGTTTTTATAGGCGGATTGAAAGTAAAATCGATTAGTGGATTAGATTCAACTAAATTAAAAATAAAAACAAGAAAATTTAACTAATTAAAAATTTTAAATTATGGCTTTAAGTCCTCAATTTGGCTCGATCGTACCGAGTCAATCACAATTGGCGCTTCAAACCAACTATCTTAACTTTGCTGGTGCAGCAGGGGTAAATTTTTCTCAACAATATTTACCTGAGTTATACGAGCAAGAAGTTGAAAGATATGGTAATAGAACTTTATCTGGATTCTTAAGAATGGTTGGCGCAGAAATGCCTATGACAAGTGACCAAGTAGTCTGGTCAGAACAAAATAGACTACATATATCTTACAATAACTGTACATCCGCTTCAGCGGCAGGGACAATTACAATTCCTGTTGCAGCTGGACCTCCGGCTATTGTAAACGTAGTTTCTCCATCTTCAACAATTGTTGTTATGGATGATCTAGGGAATGAATGTAAATGTTTAGTAACTGATAGTAATACTACTACTGGTGTACTTGCAGTACAGCCTTATACTGCTGCTAGTTTAGTTGCTGCAGGTATTGCTGACGGTGCTAGTAACAAAATATTTGTTTACGGTTCTGAATTCAGAAAAGGAACAGGTACTACTGGCGCAGCAGTTGGTGCAAATGCATTGTCTCAAAGTGCTAACCCAATGGTTAGTGTTGATCCTGCATTCACTACATTTACTAATTCACCAATTATCATTAGAAGTAATTATACTGTTAACGGTTCTGACACAGCTCAGATCGGTTGGGTAGAAGTTGCTACTGAAGATGGTACAGGTGGATATTTATGGTTCTTAAAAGCTGAGTCTGAAACAAGACTTAGGTTTGAAGATTACCTAGAAATGTCTGTAGTAGAAGGAGAATTAAACTCCGGTGGTGTTATAGCTAATACCTATAATGGTACTGAAGGTTTATTTGCTGCTATTAATAATGGTGGTAATGTAGAAGTTGGATTCACAGCTGCTGCTGGAATCGATGCTTTTGATGCTATTCTTAAAAACCTTGATACTCAAGGGGCTATTGAAGAAAACATGTTATTCTTGAACAGAAATACTGCTCTTGATTTTGATGATATGTTAGCTTCTATATCTTCGGGTGTAGCAGGTGGAGTAGCTTATGGGTTATTTGAAAATTCAGAAGAAATGGCTTTAAACTTAGGTTTTAGTGGTTTCAGAAGAGGTTCATATGACTTCTATAAAACAGATTGGAAATACTTAAATGACGCTTCTACAAGAGGCGCTATGACAGGTCCTGCTTCTATTGAAGGAGTTATGGTTCCTGCCGGTACTTCTACTGTTTATGACCAAATTCTTGGTACAAACATTAGACGCCCTTTCTTACATGTAAGATACAGAGCTTCTCAAGCTGATGATAGGAGAATGAAATCATGGTTAACAGGTTCTGTTGGCGGTGCATTCACTTCTTCTCTTGATGCTATGGAGGTTAACTTCTTATCAGAAAGATGTCTAGTAACTCAAGCAGCTAACAACTTTGTAATATTCAAAGGTGTGTAGTTGATTTATAAGGTAAGGGCGCTTCGGCGCCCATATACCTTTAACTATTTAATTATATTAT